CACTGACCCGCGAGGCAAGCCACGCTCCACCCTCCGCTCCCTTCTGAGCAGCCGTCGGAAGTGGCGTTTCGCACACTGTTGTCAGACCCCGGCACTTTTGCCGGGAGTCGAACGACAGTGCGCGGTTCGCACAGAAGACGTTCAGAATGGATAGGATTGGCCATGTGAGCGATGTGCCCATCAGGGCACCTTGTTTCGTGGGTCCCTTTCCCATATCCCCAGTGAGACCATCTTTACCCACAACTGCGAGTAGTTGCGGTCCGACGATGTTACCCAGGGCTTGCTCAAGATTGCGAGACTCGAGCCTTTGAGTCTCCCCCCTAAACAGGTGACTTCTGTTCCTGCGGAGCCATGTACAAATGGCACCCACGATTGTGAAGCTCACCTCGAAGGGGATGTAGTCGGAAGCAGCCTTCAGGTCTGCGCTCAGCATTTCCATCTCTGCTCCTGCAGCGATGCGGAAGTTTGCAGCGCATTCCTGGGTTTTTCCTCGGAGGACCGGTCCTGCCGCAGGGCACCGCGCGAGCAGCGGGAGCAGTTCGCTGTTCACGATGCCCGTGTATGCCATGTGGCGTGCTTGACTGATGGTCGCGACCCGCACCTTCAGACCGCGCTCGGTCAGCGCTAACGGTTTCATTAATGGCGTTTGCATGTTCACGTTCTCACTCAGGACGTTTGCAATTGTCAGAAATGAATTCTGCTTGGCCCGCACCCATGCCGGTTGGTCTTCACGAATGTGTTCACGGTTCTTCTCCTTGTAGAACTCATCGATTCCACCATCCTTGCGTGACTTTTCCAAGCACGCGGAGTTGTTGAGCGTTCTGCCCATGAACTTTGGCCCACGGGGTATGTAGGCGTCTTCGTCTACCTCTTTTGGCTCTTGAAATCCATCGAGCCCATCCAGGTAGGACACCACGAAGTTCTCCAACTCTTCCAACACGGCGTGATCCACCGCTTTTCCCGGAGTCCACATCCGCTCTTCCCACGCCCTTAGCGCGGCCTGCACCACAGGGTCGCCCTCACCGGGTGCGGGGACCGCTCGGCCAACAGACGCGAATTGCCAAAGGGACGATGCCTCCCTCACCCCCTTCGGGAGGTGAGTGAACAGGTCGCCAGTGTATTTCTCCAGAAATACGGCTTCCTGTGCGTCGTTCCCCCAGTCCTTTACGCGTTTTGCGGCCTGGCGGAATGATCCGTTTACGCCCGTGACAACCACGATCCTGCACATCTTCTGTGCTACGGATCGGTCGCGGAGCGCCCATCGGAAACTTATGCGGATTGCGGTCTGCAGGGTCTTCGCCGTCCGCCAGACGCGCTCAAGATCCGCCTCCTCCTCTTTCTTCAGTTTTTCCTTGCTCGTCAAGACTGCTAGCGCAGCCTTGACGCCCCGGGTGGGTTCCTCTCCCGGAGTTCGCAAGAACTTGATTAGGTCATCCTTCCATAGGATATTTAATCTGCTGTGATTCGTC